AAATTTGCCGTACTTTGTCTCATTGTTGCCGGTTTCAGCTGTGCCGACTTCGGCCAACGCCACTTGAATCAAGCGCGGCAATGTGCCTTGTGGAAAATTAGACACCCAATGCAGCTTTCAGATCATCGATGTTCAAACCTACAGATGCCAATTTCTCAACGATGGTTGGTTGTGGATCGTCAATTGCCATATGATCATCAACAGCCTTTTGCAATTGTTCTTTTGTGATTTTGTCACTAACTGGCAAAATAGTGTGCTGATTATTGAGAGATTCCATGTTCAAACCGCCGGCCTTGAGTTCCGCATCTAGTTGAGCAAGATTGATTTTTTTTGTTGTTGTAATCATCCGATGAATACCATTCTAGGATAGTTGTTTGATTGATCTCCGACCATGCCAAAAGTACCGCCGGAATTCACACGCCACATCCAATCGAAATTGTAACTTGTCCCAGCTGTTAAACCAGTAATTGGAATAATGGCGGAAACATTTGGGCGCACTTGATTTTCATAACTGTTGTTATAAACTTGATAAGGCGATGCGGTACCACCACCAGAAATTGTCCAAAAACCTTCTGTTGGCGATCCTGACATATTAATGAAAGCCTGTAAAAAAATAACAGCACTTGTGCCTGTTGGTGTAGCTGTGATTCTGCAATTAGTTGTATCAATTGCAACATAGGTTGTTGATGTAGTTGATTTGTTTGATCCCGATGAATTGACTTTTGTTGAAACCGCTGCACCAGCTGCCGCTGCTGCCCATGTTGGTACACCGCCTGAAACTGTGAGCACCTGTCCGGTTGATCCAATGCCCAATCGCGCCGGTGTCGAACCGCTTGATGAATAGATTGTGTCACCTGTGGTTGTCATTGGATTAGTCATGCCAGCTGCATCCGCTGCCCATACAAAATCCATGTCGGTGTTGCTGTTTTTCTTTAACACCTGACCGGTGGTGCCGCCTTTAAGGTCGGCCAATGATGTGTCCACAGCCTGACCAAATACTTCAAAATCGGCCGGGAGCTGTGAGACCAAATCTGTGTTCGTTGGCATCTGCCATCCGAAATTGCTTGTTGGATTACTCATTTTTCTCCTTACGCCACAATCGTGGCATTGATCCAATCCAATGTTGGATTGATTGTGTTCCATTGTTCAACCACCGGCACATCGTTCCATCGCATGGCTTGCAATGAAAATGAAACTGGTGAAACGATCATTGAAATGCTGATCTGATTGTATCGGGCAGAAAATGTCCAGCCTTCAACAAAACCCAAGTAATCGCCGGAATTCATGTTCAATGGCAGATCGGCAATGTTCACTGGCATCCCCATGAACACATTGATCAAAGCATCTCGGTCGATGTCATCAAGCTCTGGATTGGTCAGCTCAAATGTGATGTTGCTGAAATTGAAGCGTGGGTAAGCTCTCAGCTCCAAATAGAAATCGGCTTGATCCTGTGCATCAGCTTGATGCTTAATTGTTGTGCTAAAAATCTGTGCCAATTGACCATATAAAGCAACCGATTCAGAATCAACCGCGCTGACTTCCAAATTGGATGTGTTGCCATATCTTAATGTAATTGTGTTTCTTACATCTCCGGCGCGAGATTGGATGCTTAAACCAGATGCCAAAGCATGATTGGCTGTGAGATCGACATACCCATTTGCTGCCAAATAATTTGTTCGATGTGTACTGTCGGCATACCCGATTTGGCCGGTGGGGGATTCAAAAATATAACCGAGTCCGGATGTGGCCAAAGCTGAAACCAATGAATAAACATCGGTGGTTGATGATCCGCGATTTTCAAGCTCGTAATTTCCCGGACGATCAATATCGCCCAATCCTGTGTTTTCGGCATCTTGCCATTGAATAGTCGGATCATACGTGGCCCATGTAAGTGCTCCTGGTACTTCCTCCCATGAGCTAAACAAAACCTGACTTAAAATTGTAAAAATCTGATCGCCATCAAAATCATCACTCAGAACACCTTCGGTCAATGCTTTTGGCAATCTAGCCAATGCACCCAAAGCAATGATGTTGATCCGCTGTGCGTAATCGACCGATCCTACTTCAGCGACAGAAATTCCAACTTCAACAATCGAGCCGCCAAAGATTGGCACAAATGTATTTGTGGAATCTTGCAGCTCAATTGTGATGGCCTGATTGATGGCAATGCTTACATTGGATTGATCAAGGTTGATGATTTCCAAATTGGTGTATCCGGCCTGTGCTTGCTCATAAATGTTTGTGCGGCCGCTAGTGATTGTTAGGTTAGCCAAAATGGCGGTTTGATATTGAACACCGCCAATGGTTACGCGCCAAATGGGATTAAAAATGCTCATTACTCAACGACCAAAGCTCCAGCACCAAGAGTGCCTCGGTAGAATGAATTGTTAAATGCGGTGGTTGCAGCTCGCGTAAAACCTTCCTCATCGATAATTGAGGCTGAATTGACATTGATGACGATTCTTTCAGCTGTTGAAAGCCCACCGGTGGCCGCTGCTCTAGCTGCGGCAGCTGCCTCGCGTGCAGCTCTTAATCTTTCGGTTTCGGCCTTTAATTCCTCGCGGCGCAAAATTGCAGCTTGCATTGCTGGTGAATAGGCTGAAAGTGGTGCACCTGTAAATGTCGGTGAATCACCTGATGGCGCAAATACGCCACCCGGCGCATTGAATCCAGATGGAGATTCAACCGGTGTAGCAAAATCAATATTGCCACCAGCCTTCAAACCTTTGGATTCACTTTCAGTAGTAAAGAAAAAGCGTGTGAGCGGATTATCTTTGATGAAATTCACAAATTCTTTCATCTTATTGACTGTGTTTGTAATAAATCCAACCAGCTTTGAAAAGCCTGTGACAAGGCCACTCACGATTGTGCCGATCGTTTCAAGTGCCGTTTTGAAAGCGCCGCCCAAAAGTGGTGCAAGATACTTTTTGATGAAATCCCAAACCTTTGCCAAAGCATCATAAAAAGGTTCTAATTCGGCCGAATTGTCACTCAGCGCTTTTTTTATTTTATCAAATGCAGATTTTAAGCCTTCAAGTACTGGCCCCACAATTGATCCAATTGCTGGAATTACCTCGGTGTATAAGAATTTCCACCATGAAACCAAAATAGGCAAAAGGTCATCGCGTACTGTTTTTACAATTGCGCCAAATGCTGGCCCCAATGATTTTCCTAAATTGTTTGCAAAATCTGTGAGTGCTGGAATTCCTTTGGTTACAATGTTGCTAACCAATGGTGTGATGGCATCAAGCACATACGATCCGACAGTTTCTTTTGCTTCATCAAATGCAACATTGAGCCGTGCCATTTTTCCTGCAAATGTCTCAGCTTGCTGTGATGCTTGACCTTCAAAAGTCTTTGAGAGCGCGGCAGCGGCCGCATCAAAATCTTTTGATTTGATGATTGATTCATCAATGCCCACACCGAGTTTTTTCAAAGCTCCTAAATTGCCATCATAAGCCTTGCCCAAAGCTTCTGAAACAGCTTGCAAATCTTTACCCGTACCAGCTGCAATGTCCAAAGCCAATGATTGTAATTCCTGTGCTTTGGTCGCATCTTTTGTACTTCTGATCAACCGATCAAGCGATGGCCTCAATTTGTCATCGGTGATTCCGTTGGCCAACGCTGTTTGTGTTATGTAATCTTCAACAGCTTTAATCTGATTATTTGTAGCACCCGTGACATTTTTGAGAGTGGTTGCCAATTTGGCTTGGGCGGCTTCATCCTCAATGGCAGCCTTAACGCCATCAACCAGCAATTTGCCAGCATAAGCTGCGGCAGCTGCTCCAGCTACCGCAAAAGCTGCACCGGCTTTCTTAGCAAATCCACCGAGCTTTGTGCCAAAGCCTTCGACCTCATTTGATCCGCTGTTGAGATTCTTTTTGAGGTTGTCGATGTCAGCTAAAATGGAGAGTTTGAGTGTCCTACTTTGTCCGGCCATCACCACTCCTTCAAAATCTTAGTAAATGCAGCTTCCCATTGAGCGATGATGTGAGGTTGCTCAGCTCTCAATGTTGGATAAATAAAGTATCCTCTTGATCCGCGACCTTCGCGGCCTGACCACACGGGAAATTGCTTGAATTTATTTGAGCCAAATTCGTAACCGCCCCAAAGCTGTTGAGTCGTGCCGCCACCGCTGAATTTTTGAGAAACAAAGCCAAATGACAATTCACCAATTTTGGATGACTTACTTACACGCGATCCATCAGCAACACGGCTGGCCGCCTTATTTGGCCGGCCACTAGCTGCACTTTTGATTTTGGATTGCACATAAGTGGCCAAGCCATTTGACACGCCTTTTGCCTGTGCAACAGCTTCATCATCCATGCCTTTGAAAGCTTGCAAAATGCCGCGCAATTGAGCTTTGTCGTAGGTGATCGACTCAGTTGCCATTTCTGATCCTCAGTATCTCGAAAGCGGTTAAAACATCCTCAGCTGTTTGAAACTCTGATCGTGACAATCCCGTATCGATAGCCAATTCCCAAAGAATCCGGTTTATTGATCCGGGTTCGTAACTTTTGGGTTTTCGGTTTCTCCCATGTTTATGTCAGTCACAGTCTCGCACCAAATCTCAAAAGGCTTCACAGGCTTTCCAGCTGATTCGCGCTTCATTGCGTGGTACGCCAAAAACATCAGATCAGCAATGCCCAATTTCTCAGACACTTGCTGGATGGTGTTTCCAGTTTTCTGTTCCCATTTCATCCACTCCGGTGGGAGCGCGGTATAGGTTGCGCTCTCCCCGGTGGTGAATTCAATTGTGATTGCTAGTTTCATGCTCCCGATCTCCTTTGTTAGCTAA